ACGCTCATGCGGTTCAAGCCTACGGCTGAGGACTGTGCTGCGTTCTTCAAGTGCTCCATCGATACGATCGAGCGTCGGATACGCAACTGGACGACCTCTGACGAATGTCCAGAGGGCCTCAGTTTTGCGGCGTTTCGTGAGCAAAACATGGTTCACACCCGCATGAGCTTGGTCAAGAAGGCGCTCGAGAAGGCGTCGAAGGGCGACAACGTGATGCTGATCTTCTGCCTGAAGAATCTCTGCGGCTGGAAGGACAAGCAGCCCGGAGAGGAGCCGACTCCGACAGCGATCCTGAACAACGTGCAGGTTACGGATGATCAGCTGGCCAACCTTGTGCGCGTGGCGAGAGGAGAGACAAAATGATTGAAATGCTTACGCTCATCGCCCTTTGGTGCGGACAACCCGTGAACGCTACCAAGGGAGCTATGGGTATCAAGACGGGTTCTGAAATCACGGACCTTGAGGTGAAGACCTGTCGCGCGAAGCTTATTGCATGCGTCGACAAGCCGGGCGAGCGAATCGACGTCCTTGCACGGCGATGTTTCATTGGAGAGACAAAATGAACGATCAATGGAAGTTCCTGCCGACTACCGTCGGCCTCTCAGACAACAGCCTGCAGAACCTCGTGGTCGTCACATGCATCTCAAACCCAGTGCGGTTCAAGTCGCGGTACGCGCTCTACAAACGCTTTGCCGATGCGATGACTAAAGCAGGCGTGCGACTCATCACGGTCGAGCAAGGCCTCGGCGAGCGGCCATTTGAGATCACCGAGCGCGATCACATCCTGCATCTGCAGGTCCGCACCGAGGATGAGCTCTGGCACAAAGAGAACATGATCAACCTCGGGTTCAACTACGCGCTCCAGATCTTCCCGGACGCGCGGTATTTCGCGAGCGTTGACGCCGACGTCCTCCCGATGGGTGGTGCTGACGCCGTTCGCCCGTGGCTCGAGGAAACTGTGCAGATGTTGCAACACCACCACGTGGTGCAGATGTTTGAAACTGCAATTGATCTCGGACCTGATGACCAAATGGTAGGACAGCCGGTAACTTCCTTCATGGCGCGCTATATCCAGAGCGGATATGAGATGCCCCAGCGCGGAGGGTACTGGTCTGAAAACGACTACCACGAATTGCACGGACACCCAGGATACGCATGGGCGTACACCAAGCACGCCCTCGACAACATGTCATCGCCCCTCGGAGGACCGCTCATCGAGCACGCAATCCTCGGCGCTGGCGATCGCCATATGGCTCTTGGCCTTGTGGGCTGCATGGAGCAGAGCTTCGAGCATCTAAACGACGCCTACCGCAGCACGCTGATGCAATGGCAGATGCGCTGCGAGCGGTGGATCAAGCGCGACGTTGGGTACGTGAAACGCTCGCTCTACCACTACTGGCACGGCAAAAAGCGCGATCGCGGTTACACCGACCGTTGGAAGATCCTGCGCGACAACAACTACGATCCGATGACCGATCTCACTCGCGATGCTCAAGGGCTCTTGAAGCTTGAGACGTGGGACGATCGGCAGATTCGCTTGCGCGATCAGATCAGGTCGTACCTACGGTCACGGAATGAGGATTCGATCGATTTATAAGGGGGAGCGATGCTCGAGTTTGTATTGGCTCTGTTTGACAACGTACGCCAGCTATCACAGATCGTCGCGATCATTGGCGCGCTTGTATTTGCGCTTGTACTGTCCTCGTCGGCAATCATTCATGACACCTTAAACAAGGAACTTCGCCCGAAGTTCTGGAGAATCGTACGCACGTCAGCGGTTTGGTTGGCTTGTTTGGCAGCGCTGGCTTGCGTGCCGGGAATCGAGGACATGTGGAAGGTACGCATCGGACTGATCAAGTACCAGTTGGCGAGCCCAGCGAACCTCGGCAAAGCCGTCGACACAATCGAACGCATTGGACACAAGCTCGAGTGCAAATACATCGGGTGTGAAGAGCCGAAGAAAGAAGACAAGTAGTTATCCCGTGGTCCCGAGGGAGCAGTATCGGGGCGCCTGAATGAACTGCACCTTCGCGCGAAAGCGGACCGGATGAAAGGGCTCATACCCCGACTTCGATTCGTACAACCACCGAAGATGCGGTTCCTTGAGGCGGCGGCGTGGGAAGCTGGAGTAGGAGGCCAATGCCTTTAGGTGGGCAGACTCCGAAACTGGAGACACGCGGAGTGATTGTCGTTCAGGTCAGCATCGTCGGATGAAAGCGACACGTTGCCGACGCAACGGTGACAAACTTCTGACCGGCCCGGAGTAGCGCCCTGGCCCGTCTCAACTTGAATGAACCGGTAGCTTTAATGGTTAGAGCAGCGGCCTGTTAAGCCGCGGGTTGGTGGTTCGAATCCATCCCGGTTCGCCAACTAAAAACAGGAGGTCCACATGACCGAACTTGAAATCAAGGTCGACAACGAAATCGGAAACGATACCGAGCACCAGCGCGTGACGCTGCTCAAGTACGTGAATTACGGCCGCCGGCTCCAGCTTGAGTCGACTGGTAGCGTGACGAAGGAGGAGCTCGAAGCCGCCCTCCAGGCGCAGGCGACAGCGATCCTCGGCGAAGTGGATGCCGTCCTCAAGCAGACTGGCGAAGCGCAGGCCGCTGTCGAACAGATCATGGAAGACCAGGAGTTCGAGAAGCTCAAACAGAAGTACTCCGAAGACCACGACATCGAGCCGGTCAAGGCGTTCGGCGAGCTTCTCGACAGCGTCGATGCCAAGCACACCGAGATCATCAAGACGATCCGCGAACCAGGGCTCGCAGCGATTCGCGCGAAGTACGTGAAGGCCGAGTAACTCCCCTCACATCAGCCATCTCCAGGTTGATGGGCGTTGCTGACTGACGAACAGATTCGTTCCCGGCAGCAATGCTGGGAGATGGGCATCATTGCTACCTGGTACCTGCGACCATCGCAGCTCGATATCTATGAGCTTCTGGTGCGCGAGCGCTATCCGTTCGTCGAAGCTGCCCGCCGGTTTGGGAAGACGACGTCGATCATCACGTTCGTGCTCGAGCAGCTTCTAAAGAATCCAGGCTGGATCTGTCGCTGGTGCTTTCCGAACAAGAACCAAGCGCGCGAGGTCATGATCCCGGAGATGGAGAAGATCCAGACGTGGACGCCCGAGGCTCTCAAGTTCAAGTACAAGACCGTTGACTCGGTGTTCGAGGGTCCGCGTGGATCCAAACTCTTCATCCGCGGCGTGAACGAAGACCGCGGGAACTCTGCGCGTGGCCCTGCCGCAAACATCCTGATCTGCGACGAGTACGGCTTCTGGACCGACCCCAGCTACGTGGTGAAGAGCTGTCTCTTGCCTCAGCTGGAGAACCAAGAGGGCCGCTGGCTTATCAAAGCATCTACACCTGCAGAGGAGCTGGGACACGCGTACTATAAAGAGAAAAAGGAAGCCAAGCGGCGTGGCAAGTTCATCTCGAAGACGATCTACGACAAAGAGACACTCACAGAGGAAGAGCTCAACGAGATCATCGAGGAGTCTGGAGGTGTCAATTCACCTTCGTTCCGCCGCGAGCGTCTCTGTGAGGAGATTGCAGATCCCGAGCTCCTGGTTTGCCCCGAGTATTCTGACGTGGTTGGAGACGGCGGGAATGTCGTTCCGAACGACTATCCCCGTCCCGAGTTCTTCACGCCCTACGTTGGCGGAGACTCTGGAGCTGACGATAACACTGCGATCCTTTTCGGCTACTACGACTTCATCAAGGCCGAGTTCATCGTTGAAGACGAGATCGTCGTAAACGGCAAGACGACAGGCACGATCACGGGACTGGCGAAGATACTGGAGATGGACCTCTGGGGCACGGATCGCACGATCAACTTCGACGAGCTCCGCGGAGCGGTCGAAACCGAGAGTGGACGCAAGGAGATCGACCGCCTCTTCAAGGAGGCGACGAACAAGCCTCGCCGGCGCGTATACGACGCCGACAAACAGACCGTGTTCGACCTCTATGGCGACTACAAATACCCGATGTTGCCGGCCGAAAAGAGCGACAAGCGCGCGGCCATCCATGCTTGGCGCGTCGACGTGGGCCTGCGGCGCTTCAAGATCAAAGAGAAGTGCGTGAATTTACGAGAGCAGATGCGCGTCGGCATGTGGAAGGACGCCTTGAAAACTGACTTCCGGAGAACGGAAGGTCTAGGCCACCTTGACGCTATTGCAGCTGCAATCTACCTTAATCGTTGTATTGACAACGCTCACAATCCGGTTCCTCACAACCACGGTGTCAGCTTCCATACTCACCATATCAATCCCGAGTCAGCCATCTCGCGGGGTTCGACTGAAGACAGGCTCGCAAGGCTCTTCAGTTCGCAACTCAAAGCGAGAAGCAGGCGACGGTGAAACAATACTTCGCAACTCTTCCCTCTGATGAACTATGTGGCAAAGCTGGCGAGCTGATTCGACGCTTTCACAAGCATACCCGCAGCACAGGGCTTCGCGAACGATGTGAAAAAGCTGAGGCTCTCTACTTCGGTGAGCATGGTGATGCAGACACTAGCCGGATCGTTGCCGTAGGTGACGATGGCGAGATGATGGCACTGTCCGTAAACGAATTCCGGACGCTGATCAGGCACTCACTTGCGCTCATCACCGCTCAAAAGCCCGCCTACGACCCACGAGCGAAGAACTCCGATCTCGAATCGATTCAGCAGACGAAGCTCGCCGCAAACATCATCGACTCATACATGGTCGAAAAGCGCCTCGGTCGTCACCTGGCAAGCTGCGCAGAGCGCGCGCTCGTCTCGGCAAAAGCCTACGTCTACATGAAGTGGAACACGGGCCTCGGAAAGGCATATGGCACCAAGCCGGTCCTGGATAGTAACGGCGAACCAGTTCTCGATGAGAACGGAGAACCCGTCGAAAAAGTCATGCACGAGGGTGACGTAGAGGCCGGCGCTCGTTCCCGCTTTGAGGTGATCTATAACCATCGCCTGCGCGATTGGACAAAGAACAAATGGGTCATCGTGAAGTCTTGGGAGAGCCGCTGGGACGAGATGGAGCGGTATCCAGACATTGCCGAAGACATCGCAAGCCTCCCGGGCACCGATGAATTCGAAGAAGACGTCTCGGAGCGCGATCGCCACAGTGAAGACGAAGTCGAGGATGAAGATCTCATTCCTGTCTACGAACTCTACCACCTGAAGACCGACTCTGTGCCGAACGGGCGGTACTACAAGTTCTACAACAGCAAGCTCTGGGCTTATGACGGGGGAATTCAGTACAGCCGCCTCCCCGTCTTCCCGATGTCTCCTGGCGAGCGCTTCGATACGACCGAGGGATATACCGACGCGTTCGACATCATGGGCTTGCAGGACGCTGCGAACGTCCTCCACTCCATTCCATTCACGAACCAGCAGGCACTCGGCGTCCAGTTCATTCACTTGCCCGATGGATGTGAGTTGAGCGAAACGATGTTCCGCGGACTAGCGGTCCTCAAGGGTGGCGTGCCGGGCACAGAGCCAAAGGGTTTGCAGCTCACCAGCACCGCGAGCGAAGTGTTCAAGAGCATCGACGTCATTGGCGGCGCGATGCAAAAGCAGATGGGCCTCAACGACGCCGTAACTGGCGATATGGACATCAGCTCCAAGACCACCGGCATCGCGCTTGAGCGCATGCAGGCTATGGCGATCCAGTACTCGAACCCTGGACAGAAATCATATGCAGAGCTCTGCGAGGACGTTGGCACGTTCCTCTTCGAGCTGATCAAGACGTTCGGCAAAACGGAGCGCCTTGTCGCCCTCGGCGGGAAACACAACCGCGGA